CATGCAGATTTTGAATTTTGGCCGTGTGCCAGGCCTGACAAAGGAAGAACAGCAGCAGCTTTCTGACCTTGCCGCCGCTTACAACTACCATCAGGGGCGCAATGCCACCAAAGATAAGTATTATGAGGGGCATATCACCCTGAACGATGTAAATCTCGGCATTGCTCTGCCGCAGGGGCTGCGCAATCTGGAAGTAGGCTGCAGCTGGGGCCAGAAAGCCGTGGATGTGCTGGCAGCACGCTCCATGTTTGATGGCTTTGTGAGTACCGGCGGCAGTCTGGACAGCCTTGCAAAGCTAGTGGCAGACAACCGCTTTGTGGCGCAGTATGCCAAGGCTTGCCGGGATGAGCTGAAATACGGCTGCGTATTCGCCACCCTGTCCGCAGATGCATCCATCAGCTGCAGAGTGCGATTTCACTCCCCCGCCATGGCGTCAGCCCTCTGGAGCGGCGAGAAGGGCCGCATCGACTGCGGACTTACCATCATTGATACGGTGAAGGATGAACATTTTGAAGGCACTTGGCGGCCCACACTGGTGAATTTCTACACCGATGCAGACGTTATTGTGCTGCGCGGCAACGGCAGTTTCTGGACGGCAGAGCGCAAGCACCACAAGATGGGCAGACCGCTGATGGAACCCATGATCTGGAACGCCACCAGCTCCAAGCCCTTTGGCCGCAGCCGCCTGAAGCGCCCCATCCGGGCACTGATCGACGATTATGTGCGCACCGCCGCCAACGCGGCCATTGCGCTGGAGTTCGACACCACCCCGCAGAAATACGTTCTCGGCGTGACCGATGAACAGTACGACGCCATCGTTTCCAACAAATTCAAGACCTACATGGGCGCTCTGATCGCAGCCACCTCCAACCCGGAGACCGGCGAAAATCCGGAGTTCGGCCAGCTGGCGCAGGGCAGTCTGACGCCCCATGTGGAAAAGATGCGGATGACCGCTACCCAGTTTGCAGCGGCCACTGGCCTGACCGTCACCGACGTGGGCGTAGTGAATGATGCCAACCCCACCAGCAGTGATGCCATCCTTGCCCAGAGCCAGACGCTGGTGCTGCTGGCCCAGCAGCTGAACACCGGCAACGGCGATGCCCTGCGCACCATTGCCTGCATGGCACAGGCCGTGGCGCGGAACTGTGCGATTTCTGACCTGACCGAAGAAGAGACCGGCATCATGGCACACTTCAAAAATCCGGCCATGCCCAGCGTGGCCGTGACGGCGGATGCTGCCATCAAAATCGCATCTGCCCGGAAGGAGTTTGCCGGAACGGATACCTTTCTGGAAATGATCGGCTTTGATCAGGCGGACATCCGGCGCATCAAGGCGCAGGAGCAGCGGGCGCGCGGTCAGAAGCTGCTGATGGAGATGGAAAATGCAGATCTCAGCGAAAACGTGGAATGAGTACATCACCCGGCTGTCCCGGCTGAACCAGAAAGCCGGGCAACTCATGCGGGACTACATAGACGCCCACGGCACCGCCGACACGGACGGTCTTGTGGCCTACGCCTACGGGCTGGTGACCAAGTACAGTGAAGGCAGCGCAGAGCTGGCCTGCCAGATGTATGAAGCACTGGCCGAGGCGCAGGGCGTGTATGTGCCCGCCGCAGAGCCTGCCGCTACCGCCAGCTATGGCGAGGTGGCCCGCATGGTGAGCGCTACCAAGGACCAGAACCCCGCCAACCTGCCAAACGGCGTCAGCCGCCTTGTCAAGCGTGCCGGTGCAGACACCACCCTGAAAAACGCCATTCGCGACGGCGCGGAATGGGCATGGGTGCCCCATGGTGACACCTGCCCCTTCTGTATCACGCTGGCGTCCAACGGCTGGCAGAAGGCCAGCCAGAAACTGCTGAAGGGCGGGCACGCGGAGCATATCCACGCCAACTGCGACTGTGAGTTTGCGGTGCGGTTCCGTTCCGGCACCACTGTGGCGGGGTACGATCCGGACAAGTATTACCGGCAGTATCGTGAGGCGGGCGGCGACATCAACAAAATGCGCCGCATTGATTACGCCGCCAACCGGGAGCGCATCAATGCACAAAAGAGGGCGGCGTATGCAGCGCAGGCATACCGCAAGGATCTGGGTGCAGCAAGTAAGATCACACTAACCCGCAGAACGGAAGCTGTTGAAATCTCTGTGAAGCAGGTCGAATCTTACAAAACGCCGGTTTTTGTTTCAGATAAAGCGTCTATCAAGCCCAAGGCGCTGCATGAGGTCAACCAGAACACAGAACACGCATTGACCGAATGGGGTGTGAGTATTGACCGCAAGCCTAAAATCGTGATCGTCAGTGATGATGAATTGCGCGGTGCAGTGGGCGTCTATGACCCCTGTGAGAATATCGTTTACTACGCTGAAAGCATCGGCAAGAAGGCAGTGCAGGAAGCATCCGGCGGTGCTGGTGCCGTTGAAGCTCATGAAATGTGGCACATGAAGCAGGCAGATGATTTCCGGCAATCCGGCTGGACGATCACCCGCGAAAATCGCGGGGAGTATCTCGATGTTCTGTGCAAAAAGTGCAAGGAACGCATTGACAAACTTGGCATTACGCGCGATAATGTAGGAGAAATCAGCAAATATGCTGCTGATATGTATTTAGGCGACCGCTTTGATGAAGTCGAGGCGGAATTTATGTCGTTAAGGAGGCGAACGTAACATGTGCATATTGGGTTATCCCCCGGAAATTCAAAAGTTAGTCGATACGTTTGATCCTTACCGTACAGCGATTCTTGAAAAAGACTTTTCTGCTGTTCCAGAGGAAGCGTTGAAAGCGTATCATAAATTTAAAAACTGGGCCTGGGAACAGGATCAGTAATTGAACCACGATGCACATGCACCGTGGTTTTCTTTTGCCCATTTTTAAGCACGATGCAGTTTTGCACCGTGCTTTTTTCATGCCGTTTTAGCTCATGTCGGAAGAGCGCCGGTCTCCAAAACCGGAAGCGGCAGGTTCGAGTCCTGCAAACGGTGCCATGCGGCGGGCGGCGCGTACCCCGCCCACGACCAAATACTGACAGAGAACAGTGTAAAAAACTGAGGTCTCACACACGAAAGGAGTTTCCACCATGAAGCGTGAAGACGTGAAGAACAAGATCCCCGGCATCACCGATGAACAGCTGAACTGGATCATGCAGGAGAACGGCGCAGACATCAACCGGGAGAAGTCTGCAGCCACCGCCCTGCAGACCCAGCTGGACAACGCAAACGCTCAGCTCAAGACCGCGCAGGACGGCCTGAAAGCCTTTGAAGGCGTGGATGTGGCAGGCCTGCAGGAACAGGTCACCAAGCTGAAGGCCGACATGAAGGCGCAGGCCGAGGGCTTTGCCTTTGACAACGCGCTGGACACTGCCATCCTGGGCAGGAAGGGCCGCAGCGTCAAGGCAGTGCGGGCTTTGCTGGATCTGGACGCCCTGAAGGGCTCTGCCGACCGCAGCACCGACATCGGCAAGGCGCTGGACGAGGCTGCCAAGGCGAACCCGTGGGCCTTTGGTGATGGCCAGCCCGGGTACCCTGACGTCAGGGATGGCGGAGACCTGCATCACACCCCCACCGGCTCTACCAGCGAGCAGTTTGCAGACTGGTTTGCGCAGGTGACCAAGTAACAAAGGAGTATTTTTATGGCGACTGATATCAACCGTACCACCTCTATTGCCCTGCCCGGCGAGGTATCCAGCGAGATCCTGCAGAAAACGCAGGAAAGCTCCGCTGTCATGTCTCTGGCCCAGCCGATCAAGCTGCCGGGTCTGGGCGTGACCATTCCCGTTATCACCGGCGACCCGGAAGCCGCATGGGTAGCGGAGACCGCAAAGAAGCCGGTCAAGCGCGGCACACTGGACACCAAGATCATGCAGCCCTACACGCTGGCTGTGATCGTGCCCTTCTCCAACCAGTTCCGCCGCGATGTGCCCGCACTGTACAAGCAGCTGGTGAGCCGTCTGCCGCTGGCTCTGGCACAGAAATTCGACGCTACTGTGTTCGGCGGCGTCA